GCACTGCTGCGACTTCGCACCCGCTGTTCCGGCTACTCTCCCTGAAGCCGAATGGCTGGCAAACCAGCTTCGAATTCCGGCAAATGCTGGCGTGGCACATCGAGTTGTGCGGCAACGCCTATGTGTTCATCAATCGAAGTGTTACCGGCAAGATCCTGGAGCTCATCCCGCTCCCGCCTGGGCATGTAACGCCGCAGCGCGACGAGAACCTCCGCATTACGTACGACGTAACGGGGCTAGACGGGACGTTCCGCACGCTCAACAAGGGGCGGATTTGGCACCTCCGCGGCCCGACGATTGACGGTTTTCACGGTCTCGACGTAGTTAAGCTGGCACGTGAAGCGATTGGCTTGGCGATGGCGACCGAGGAGGCGGCTGCGCGACTACACAAGAACGGCATCCAGAACTCGGGCGTCTATTCGGTTGACTCGACCTTGGACAAAAAGCAGCACGACGACCTCGCGACATGGATCGGCAAGCAGTTTGCCGGCATGCAGAACGTCGGCAAGCCGATGATCTTGGATCGCGGCGCCAAGTTCCTCAACACCTCCATGAGCTCGGTCGATGCACAGAGCAACGAGACCAGGAAGACGCAGGTAGAGCAGATCTGCTCGTTCATGGGCGTGCTGCCGATTAAAGTCGGATTCTCGGACAAGACCGCTACGTTTGCCAGCGCCGAGGAAATGAATCGCGCGCACCGCGAAGATTGCCTCTCCCCGCGGTGGGAGTCATTCGAGCAGTCGGCCATGATCAACTTGCTGACGGATGCAGAGATCGATGCAGGGCTTTACTTCAACTTTACGGAGGAGGGCCTGCTGCGCGGTTCGGCGAAAGACACCAAGGACGTGATCCTCGGTTATGTAAACGGCGGACTGATGTATCCAAATGAAGGCCGCGAGGCGCTTGACCTGAACCCAGACCCAGATCCAGCAAGCGACAAGCTGCGCATCCCAGCAAACATCGTCGGCGACCCGAAGCCCGCCGAGCCAGCAGTAGCAGCTCCCTAGGAGTAATCCCGCATGCCACAACCGAATATGCAGCCCAAGGCTGCAGGACGAGTCCTGTCCGCTGAAAACGAACGTCTGCTGCGCGAGGCGCGCGACAACCTGGATGCCGTTCTGTCGCAACTGGCCCAAGAAGATCCGCAAGACGCCGGATCTTTCCGGCATCGCAACCGGATGGCATTGAAGCCCGGGCATGTGCGCATCAATGCTGATGCCGGCGGCAGCGAAGCCGAGATCCTGATCTATGGCGACATCGGCGGTGGCTGGTGGGACGAAGGCATTACAGGCGAAACGATCACGAACCAGATCGCCGATCTCGACGTCGACACGATCAACGTGCGAATCAACAGCGGCGGTGGACTGGTGTTCGAGGGGCTGGCCATTTACCAGGCGTTGGCTCGGCACTCGTCCAAGATCGTTGTGCACATCGACAGCATCGCCGCCTCGATTGCCAGCGTGATCGCTATGGCCGGCGATGAGATCCGGATCAGTGAAGGCGCCAACCTGATGATCCATAAGCCGTGGTCTGGCATGTGGGGTGATGCCGATGCCTTCCGTAAGGAGGCCGATGTCCTCGACCAGCTGCAGACGGGCCTGATCAACATCTACGAAGCCCGGACCGGCGCCAAGCGCGCCGACCTCGAGGCCTGGGTCAATGCGGAAACGTGGTTCCTCGGTCAGGCCGCGGTCGACGCTGGCTTCGCAGACGCGATGGTGCCGGCCAAGAAGAAAAAGGCTGCCGCCTCGGCGATGCTGAATCACTTCAAGAATACCCCGAGCAATCTGCTGGCCTCGGCCGGCGGCCCGGAAATTCGCGAGTTCGAAGCCTTCCTCCGCGACGGAGAAGGGCTCTCCAACGCGCAAGCAAAGCGCATCGCAGCCGCGATGTCGCGGGTGAATCGCGACGATTCGTCCGAACCGCCAGTAAAGCCCCTCCGTGATGGTGGGGACCCTGCGGATGAGCAGAACGCAGCCGCCCGTCGGCTTGCGCAAGGCATCAAACAACTTACCTCCACCATCAAGGAATGACCATGGCAGACAAAGACGCCGTTCAAGAAGTAATGGAAGCGTTCACCGAGTTCAAGAAAACGAACGACGCGAACCTGCAAAAGCGCAGCGCCGATCTGGACGCGAAGCTCGACAAGATCAACGCCGCGCTGGACAAGCACGAAACCACGAACCAGCAGATCGTGCTGATCGGCCAGCAGAACAAGGCCATCCAGGAGCAGGTCGACGCGATCGAGAAGATCGCTAACCGCGCCGGCTTGGGCGGCGCTGCTGATCCGCAGGCCAAGGCCGCTCAAGAGTACATGGACGCCTTCAACCGCGTGCTGCGCAAGGGCGCCGGCGACCGCGATCCGGCCGACATGGCCCTGCTGCGCGAGCGCTCGGCGGCCCTGGTCAAGGGTGACGACGCCAGTGCCGGCTATCTGCTGGCCCCGCCCGACATGCAGAAAGAGATCATCAAGAACATCATCGAGATGACCCCGATCCGCGCCCTGGCGACTGTCCGCAGTATCGGCGTCGGCAGCCTGAAGATGCCCCGCAAGACCGGCAACGGCTCGGCGCTGCGCGTCGGCGAAACCGGCCCGCGCGGCAATACCGGCGATCCGACCTACGGCATGCTGGAGTTCTTCGCGCCTGAGATGTTCGCACGTATCGAAATCTCCCAGCAGATGCTGGAAGACTCCGATTACGACCTGTTCGGCGAGCTGCGCGAAGACGCCGCCGAGCAGTTCGCAGTCCGCGAGGGCGCTGAGTCGATCAGCGGCACCGGCGGATCGGCTCAGATGGAAGGCATTCTGGTCAATCCGGACGTCGGCTTCTCCAAGAGCGGCGACGCGAACCTGATCACCGCTGACGGCATGCTGACCATCTACAGCGATCTGAAAACCGCCTACGCGCGCAACGCGATCTGGGGCCTGAACCGCAACACCCTCGGCCAAGTGCGCAAGCTGAAGGACTCGACCAACCAGTACCTGTGGGCGCCTGGCATCGCAACCGGCATGCCGAACACCATCCTCGGCGCCGCCTATGCCGAGATGGCCGACCTGCCGAACGTCGCCGCAAACGCCTTCCCGGTGGTCTTCGCCGACTGGAAAAAGCTGTATGTGATCGCTGACCGCGTGAACGTATCGCTGCAAGCCGACTACACGACTGGCGCCGACAACGGCCTGGTTGTGTTCCGCGCCCGTCGCCGCGTTGGCGGTGGCGTGCGTCAGGCTGAAGCCGGCCGCAAGCTGAAGATCGCAGCCTAATCGGCAGTTAATCCCCGGCTAGCCCGGGGATTCTCGCAACCCATTCCGAAGGAATATCCCATGCGTGACCTGAAATCCAGCATCAAGCCGGTGCAATCGCTTGTGCCGATCAACCGCAATGCTGCCGCCAACGGCACCGGCGTCGATACGCTCGGCTTCAACTCTGCGGCGGTCGTGTTCGCGACTGGCGCAATCGGTGGCACCGCTTCGCCCACCTTCACGTTTGAGGTGCAGGAGAGCGCCGACAACGTGAACTTCACCGCTGTCGCTGACGCCGACATTCGCGGCATCGAGCCCGTCGTGACTGCCGCCAACCAGACGGCGACTGTCGGCTACATCGGCAACAAGCGTTACATCCGCGCGAGCCTGAAGACCGTGGCCGGCACCACGCCGACGCTCGATTGCTCGGCGACAGTGATCCTCGGTCACCCCGCCGCAGCGCCGACCGCTTAAGCATGAAGATCCGCATGCTAAGCACGGCCCCGGGCTCGGTTGACGGTATCCGGGTCTCCTCCTACGAGCAAGGCCAGGAATACGACTTGACCGGAGCCGCCGGCGCCCAAGAGCTGGCTGCAGCTTTCGTCGGGTCCGGCTTGGCCGAAGAAGTGGGCGCGAAGTCGGCGGCGCCAGCGAAAGTTGAGTCCGCCGCCGCCGACGTTGCTGAGGGCGCAGACCCAACTGCAGCTGAAGCGCCTGCGCCGGCGAGGCCGGGCCGCAAGACCAAGGTGTAGTAACCCCATGAGCCCCGAAGACGCCGCCTTGGTCGCTAACGTGCGCGCCGAGGCCGCGGCTCCGGGCGCTCTACTCGTCACCGTTCGCGGCCCGGCCGGCTCGGTGGCGATCTTCCCTGATGAAATAGTCGCACGTAGCGACGACGAGCCGCTGGCGTTTATCGACAGCCGGCTCGCTGAACAATGAAAGACCGTAGACATGACCGCTCCAGCTGACATTTACCAGGTAGCCAGCGGTCAGCCGATCTATGGCGGGCGCGCTGCGCC